ATGTTTAAATAGCAGGAGAGTAAAATGACAACAGATAGAAGAGCAATATTAATTGAGTACAGAGGCACGAATCCTAAGTTAGTTTCTGGTCATATTTATAAAAGAAATGACATAGCAAAAGCGTTTGGCATATCACGATCAACGGTTGCTACTAAATTAAAAGGCAAAACAATAATGGTTGACGATGACTTGATTTTGTTAAAGCCTCAACAATCTCATAAAACCTTTGAAGAAAAACGCATGACCTATATGGGAAAAAATATCAATGGGTTTGAAAGCGGCAAAAAATACACTTACAAAGAAATATCTCAGCGAACAGGGCTAGGTGCGAACGCTTTAAACAAAAGAATAGGTAAATCACTTGTATTTAATGAGCATCACGCGCGACCAAAATCTAATAAAGAGCCTATCATTTCAAACAAAGAGTTTAGTATTCAGTTTGAAAACTATCCTCACATGGTTAGCGCACAATGGTTAAGGAGGAAATTCTAATGCCTGAAGGTTATACAGTAAACAGTGACTCATCCTTGGAAAACTATGTAAAGTTTGCAACTGAATTGTATGAGAAAAAGAAATACATTACGTTCAATTACAAGCTAGGCAAACCAAGAACCATAAAGCAAAACACTGCAATATGGGCTTTCTGTGAAGACATAGCAACCAAGTGCAACAATGCAGGGTATGAGATGCAAACGACTAGCCCACTGTTAAAACATTCCATAGAGACTCCTTGGACTGCACGCAGTGTCATGGACAAATTATGGATGGCGGTACAAAGAGCAATGTATCCTAACAAAATTGAAAGCAGTAGTGAGTTAGATACGTGGGAAGTAGCACCTGTAGCTGACACTTTAACCAGACATTTAGGTGAAGTTCATGGCATTGGTGTATTGTTTGCCAAGCAAGCTATGGATAAGGGTGTCTAGGATGCTGTTTAAAGGCATTCTAAGGGCTATTTCAGAGCGTTTAACGAAAATTATGATATACCCTACATGGTATGTTAAAGTGAGACGATCTAGGCAACTGCAAAGCAATAAAATGGCTAAAACTTTACGCGCACAATGCTTGATAAANGCACAAAAGTTGGCACGAATATCAGCCGCAGATGAATATGGCATGGTTGAATGTGTATCTTGTGATAAGAGAATGAGTTGGAAGGAATGCGANGGNGGGCACTACATAGCCAAAGGAAACTCGTCTTACTGGTCGCTTGAGATGGAGAATATCCACCCCCAGTGCAAAGGATGTAACGGTTTTGGTATGAAGCATGGCAGTGCAGAAGGTCAGTACACGCTATGGATGATTGATATGTATGGTGAAGACTTTGTTAGAGAAATGCATAGAGACAAGCGCAAGATTAAAAAGTTATACACTGCTGACTACANAGAAATGTTAAAAGAGTTCAATGACTTAATTAGATACCATGAGGAGAGATTACAATGATTGGATATTTACAAGAGCTAAGAGCAAGAGCAGTTAAAATTGAAATGACTGAAATCCCTGCCAAGATGGATTCTATTGTTGAGGCAGTAATTTATGGACACGCACTCCCTGCATACGCCAGAGAAGAGTTAGATTTAATCTGGCTAGAGGTAGAGGCAGAAGAAGAGGCTTTGTTAGAGCCACCAACAGAAGAAGAATTAAAGTTGCTTCATCCTAACTTTGATGTATAATAAACAGCGTTGGTATTACTTCTCTGTTGTTTTAGCCCCTTCGGGGGCTTTTTTTGTTATAATACAGCCATGACAGATAAAAGCTTATTAAAACGAATTGGTGTTTCTGGTTATAATAAACCTAAGAGAACGCCTAGCCATCCAACAAAGTCTCACGTTGTTGTTGCCAAGTCTGGCGATCAAGTTAAAACCATACGCTACGGACAACAAGGCGTATCTGGTGCAGGGTCTAATCCTACTACTGAAAAGCAGAAAGCTAGACGCAAATCATTCAAAGCTCGTCATGCAAAAAACATTGCCAAAGGTAAAATGTCTGCGGCATACTGGGCGAACAAATCTAAATGGTAGGAGAATAGAATGCCACAAGGTAAGGGTACATACGGTAGTAAAACTGGTCGGCCAAAGAAAACCCATGTTATGCCTGATGGTAGCGTTATGAAAGGCGCTAAACATAAAGGCAAGAAAAAATCTATGTTGAAGAAATAATGAAAGGTTTATACGCTAACATACACGCTAAGAGAAAAAGAATAGCGGCTGGTTCTGGTGAGAAGATGCGTAAGGTTGGGTCTAAAGGCGCACCTACAGCTAAGGCATTCAAGCAATCAAAGAAGACCGCTAAAAGTTTGTTGAATAAGTAGCTCTTAGTAACACCAAATAACAGGCATTCCCTTTCTAATGTCTACATGGATAAAGCTCTTAGCCACACCTATACCATTAAATCCCATTGACTGCGCGTTCTTGATAATTTGGTAGGCTTCATTTCCGTTGTTGATTCGTATGTCACTAGCAATTCCTCTGGCATGGGTTCCTGCNTTTGCNTTTCTTGCCTCAATGCTATGGCTTGGGTCTCTGTAACCACTGGTAATAATGAATGGGAAGCCGCAGACATGCCTAAGCTCGTCCAATTTCTCAAGGAACTCTTCTGACATTTCATTGTTGCCTGTCTCCTGACAATCAAAGTCTGACAGTTTAAAGTATCTCATTGCTTCTTAGCCTTATTTGCACCCTCAAAGGCACCGCCACCAAAATAAAACGCCACAATGGTTAGCATGATCCAATCAATTTTAAATGCGGCAATTATTTCTTGTACTTCTGAAATATCCCTACCAAGGAAAAATAATCCTAGTACCATTATGTATGAGCTAACAAACGTAAAGCCAAATATAAGAGCAAGATATCGTTGGGCTATTTTAAATGGAGAGTAAGCCGTTAATAAATCTGTCTTAGCCTTAGTCTTAGCTTCTATCTCTTCAGTTTTAGACGTATGCATGGAGTCAATAAGATCAAGACCCTTGCTAATAACATCACCACTGCCTAGAATATTGCTAATAATTCCCATTAAGATAACCTTTCAATTAAAAACAATCCAATGATGAGTGGGTACATTCCCCACAACATCATCTCCGACTTCTTGAATCTTTCCGAACCATCATCAAGGCGCTCTTCAATGTTCTTCATTCGTACAGCGCATTCACGTTCGTGTGCTTCAAGCTTTAACAGCGCTTCCTTTACCGTTGCCATGTCATTCTTCACCTTCGGGTTGTGGTTTTGGTATTACCCTAACTGAAATAATCTTTACTTTATCTTTATCAACCCAAGCTGGTTTGCAATATGCCTTTTCTACTGGCTCATAAAACTTTGTTTTTTGCATAAGAGTTTGAGCATACCATCGGCAAGCCTGTAGCTTATTGTAATAAGTAGTGTAATCTTTTTTTACTTCACCATTACTTAAAACAACTAATGCAAACGCAAGAGTTAGATTCATTTTTTCAAAAGAACCTGAACAAGTGCCTGTATTTGCTCATTGGTTTTTTCTTGTATCTTTTCTTGACGAGCTAGAGACTTTACAATGGCATCAACTTTAGTCTCAGTAACAGCTTGAGCCTGACCGTTAGCTTGTGCTTTAACAGCAGTTTCTTTAACGATAACTTGTATACGCTTTACTTCACTAGAGGTAGCTTCAGCATTAGCCTGTGCCGCACCATAAGAGATAGCACCAACGAACAAGGACACTACCAAAGGTAATGCCCACGTAGGAATTGATATTGTGTTCTCGCTCATTGCTTTGCCTTGCCTCCCAAGAATGCAAATTGCTCTAAGATTTTATACGCTTTAGCTACAAACGCATCGTCTTTGGGGGTGTCAGTATAGTTACAAATAACACTAGCTATGGTTACTACTGAGGTTGCAAGTACATATAAATCAATTAAGTATTCCATTGTATACTCCAATGTATATTATTTAAACAGGGGAACGCCAAGCACCACCGATACGCAAGACAATGCTAGAGGTAGCACCAAACTGACCTGTCTTACATCCTGCACGATAGAACATATTGGGTTCTGGTTCAAAGCCTACAAACTCACCAGTAGCAGTAAAGGTATCTACGTCTACCCATGATGATCCATCAGTGCTTCGCTGAACAGTAATGATTGCACTGTTAGCAAACGTACCAGAGACAGAGAAGTTAAAGTTTCCGTCAAAGAATACTGTATCAGTAAAAGTGTTTTCCGCAGTAATAGTCTTAGTAACGTAAGTAGTCATCTTATTCTCCTTGCGCGGCTAAGTGAGTTTGATATGCGGCTTTAGCTCCGTCTGTAAATACAGTATTAGCAATTGCTACAACATCAGCATCTTCACTAGCAAGGTCTGCATCAGGGGTAAGAACATGACGATGAAAGTTTCTTGATATTTCCTCATCATCTCTACTGATAATAGTTGCAGTGCGTACCTGTACTACTGGGTATCCTGCGGCCAAATGTAATACTTCTATCTTGTCGTTTATTGTTGCTTCTGAAAGTGCCATGTTTATTTCCTTAGTTTATCGCCAAAATTGGCCTGTCCACCCTCTAGGGGTATTAAGTTCTTTTATTAAAAATTTCTTGCAACCTCATGCGCTTGGTCGGAGTAACACAAAAAAGTTATAGTATTTCCATTAGATAAGGTGGCGTTTATACCTCCTTTTAATCCAAGCGTAGCACTATGCACAAATGTTGTATTGCCGTTGAACGCCCTAAAAGTAATTGTTTTTATTTCAGTGCTAGATACTAATGAGGTTATGTTAGTTGCCGATGATTGCGAAAGTTGTCCTATGTCAGCTTTTGCTACGTCAATTGAGGTTTCAGTAGCGGATAAAGTCAAAACAATAGGTACAGTTGTTCTGTATACAACATTGCTAACTTCATTCATGTTTGCATCGTGCCTATTAAGCACAAGGGCAGTACCATCGGTTAATGTGTAAGTGCCTCCGTATGTAGAGTTATTGCTGGTATTTATAAATTGAAGATCACTGTCCAAAACAATGCCTCTAGTATCTCCAGACAAGGGTGGAGTTCCAGTATACCGATCATTATTTCCAGGCAAATAAATTAAATTATGATGAATGTTCATTCGCCCCTGTTTAGCGCCAATGCTAATACCAACCCCAGATGGTCTGTGTATCTCTTCGTCATGGATGTTTAAAAATGTAAAGTAATCGCCTCCTTCTGGAGACCCTGTTACAAGCAATGCTGGCGATTCTACGCGTCTTCCAGACCACGCATATACATTGTTATGAATGCTTCCGTGTGTAACAGATTCAATCCTAACTTGTTCTTCGCCCATTTCAAAAAACTTGTTGTCGTGTATTTGCGCCCATGCTCCGTTAGTGAGACGAACGCAACTTCTGGATTGTGCAGAGCTTAAATCTGCAAAAAAAATGTTGTCAGATATGGTGATTCCGTCAAAGGTGTTTAAATTTATATGGTCTATTTTTGCAGTTCCAGAGTTATGAGATATGACAGTATCTGACATACCATAATCAATAGACGGCCTTGAAGATTCTCCGGCAACAAAATAGTTGCAGTCATTATATTGATTATTGGTTATGACAATTTGAGTCGAAACTTGCCCCCAATTTGTATCTACATTAATTGGCGTATATATACAAGATTCAAGACCTTCAAACTTACAATTTGTAATAACTCCTTTTCTTACATCAATTAGCTCAATGCCACGATCAACAGCATTAAAAGAACCTGACAAAAATGTAAGTCCGTCAATCACAAAAAAAACACGCCTAAGATTTGCGTTTGTTAGATAATCAGGCGCTCTAACCCGAATAGTCCCTTTTATTATCCCATCTCCCTTGATGTTTCCGTACTTTACATCAAAAATAACAGTTGCAAATTTAAAAGTGCCGCCATCGAATAAAAGTGTTCCGCCATCTGTCAGGCTATTGATAGCCGCCTGTATTGCTACAGTGTCATTCGTCACGCCATCACCTACTGCACCAAAGTCTTTAACACTTACTGGTGCGCTTGCAATCATTCTGTTGTGTGCTTTAGTTAAAGCCATTGTGCTTTTCCTTTTTGAGCTTTCCGCTTGATAAGCATTTAATTTATGCGCTTGTTTTGTAAACAGCGGTAAACATTATTGCTCCGCTAGTTGCGTCTGCACTTGTAGATGGTATTACCGTGGGGGACGATCCAAGCGTTAAATTAATGTAATTATTGCCGCTTTCCGTAAAACCACTAACGCCATCAGTAGCTTCATCAAAGTTAAACAAGCTACAGTAAGCGACTGTTATCGGAGAATAGCCTGTAGCCGAAAAAGGCAACCCTGCTAAACGTACTGCCCCACTTAGTGTGGTTACGTTTGCCCCACTTATAAAGCAATCAACACGAACTGTGTTTCCTATTTTTGTATATGAATTGGTTAATACAGTTAGAGTAGCCGATCCGCTTGTTGAGCCTATTAAGGTAGGAGTCCATGTACCCTCCTCGTAATCATCAAGTAGCTCAGAGGTGCCAGTGCCAGCAGTAGCAGAGAAGTCTATGCCTTTGCCAGAGGTTGCAATAATAACATTGCCAGTTGTTTCTATATTACCATCAACTTTAAGGTCAGAGTTAATATCAATGTCGCCATCAAAGGTTAGCTGTCCCTCAATAGTAACATCGTTAAATGTTGGGTTGCGTCCAAATACGCCACCGTTTTGTTTAATAGTCATAATTCTTTCCCTTATGTGTCAACTGAGATGGTTTTAACTGTTCCATCGCCAAATTTAATTTTTAAATCACCGTCTGCAATATCAATATAAATAAATGCTTGCCCTATAACAGCGGGGGGAATAGCAACTCCATCCTTTAAAGCTATTTTAGGGAACGCTCCAGTTATTAAATCGGCGCTAGTAGACCCAACAGGCAAGATTGATGCAACCATTACTTCAATAGTGCTTAAATTAGGTGGTGCAACAGAGAAAGTTAATACTGCTCCTGCAACACTGTATCCATCTTTTTGCTGATAGACACCATCAATATAAACCTGAGTATTGTTTTCGCTTGCTGGGTCAGACCCTAAAGTAAAGGCTGTAGTTGATCCATTACCTGTAAAGTTGTAAGCAATCCAAGCCGCAGAGTCATATAATGAAGAACCTGTTGTTGCTATAGGCCCACCAGTAGTAGAATCAAAAGCTAAGAACTTACCCTTACGATCAGCTTTCAAAGGAAGAGTCATGTCCACGCCAGTAGTAGGCGGCTCTACATCTTTAAGTCTTAGGCTACGGTCGTTTAAGTTTTCGTTCTGAATAGCACCAATATAGATTTTATCAAAGTCTTCGTTAACATCATCGGCAAGAAACTTACCACTGTTCTGGTAGTTAGTAGTACGGTCTAACGGCATAGCCAATACAAGGCTCACAATCTGCCCAGCAGAAGCTCCAGTGTCTAGGACTACTGTTCCACCAGTTGTATTGTTAACACCTGTTACAGTGTAACCAGAGGACAATAAGACCCCATTCTGGTATACAGCCATGTCAGTAGCTTCAATAACCCTAAAGGTATAGATGAAAACAGTCTGACTAGCTGTAGCCGTTATGTCATTTCTTGTAATTAATGCCGATACGGTCATTATCTTGTCCTATGTTAAGTGTGCCAATTATACTATTTTTAGCGTTATAAATCACTCGATGCTTTTTGAACTTCATCTAGTCCATGTCTTATATAAAATAAATTCTGCAAAGGTATAAGTCTTCTAAGTGTTCTTATATCTGATTCAGTCATTTCACCTTCAGATGTAATTGCATTGGTTGCCGCTACAGTAGTGCTTAACAAGCTACCAAAAGTTGGCCCCAACAAAGACTCAGAAACAGTGCGAGCTACTTGCTTAGAAGCAGGGGCATCAATTCCTAGTAACGGCCTTAATCCTAAAGAGTTTCCTGATATCTTTTCTATTGTGTTAGTAATTTCTCCAATAACACCTATAGCGCCTGATCTATCAATTCCTTCTGTAACCCATACGGCAGGATCATCGCTAACATCTCTTCCTGCAATCTTCTGTTTAAGATAATAAGTAAACATTCCCATACCAACAAGTGAAGCAAGACCGCCCACTGCATTGTGATCCTGATTCTGTAATGCGGCAATAAAGACTCGTTGGGTAGCAGACAATATAAACGATCTAAACTGACCAACAGTTTTACCCATTTCAGTAGACATAAACAATGGTTTTTCTTGGCCGGGAATTAGGATTACGCGATCACTTTCTTTGCGTACAGCCGCGCCCCACATTCTTTCTAAGTCTGGCCTATCCCAATTCTTAGCATTAGTTAGCCACACACCATCTTCATTCTTGCCATGCTTTACTACTTGCTTATACATGTCTTTTGCTGATTGCTCGTCAATACCTAATCGAGCTAGGCGCTTGTCATAAACTCCTTTTTTTAATCCATCAAAGATAGATGTTTGCATAGTAACAGCGTGAAGTTGCTTCATTCCTGCTGTCCAATGATCTAAGAAGTTTATCTTTCCAAACTTGCTAGAAGCAGATCGCAAACCTCTTTCGATAGCTGTACCGCCTTGAGCGTAATCGCCAACATCAGCAATAATTTCTGACTTGCCTGACATAATGGCATCAGTGCCTACGCCATAACGCTTTAACTCAGAAGCCGCTTCTTTAAATTGTTTTGTGTTTTTGATTAACGGCCCAAGACCACTCTTAAATGTTTTAGCAAAACCTTCAGCCATAAATACACGAGAAACATCAGGTAAACTAGAAACAGTTACACCACCAAGCAAACGCAAATAGTTTAAGTCTCTTGAAGACCTAGCCATACGAGTCCAGATATTATCTTCAGAAAATCCGTAAACACCACGAATACGATCACGCATTCCTGCAATGTCTCTAACGTCACTTTCTCGTTGCTTTTCTAACTTTTCTTGTTGCTTTGGAGTAAGTGATTTATCATTTTTTTTCTTGGCATACCATGTGTTAATATCTTTAAGTTGATCGGTCATATTAACATCATCAAACTTTTTAACTAACTCAATATCTCCAGCTACATTTTGAAGATACCTAGCGCCTAATGTCTCAATGTCATTCTCTAAAAACTCTTCAACTATTTCATCGTCAATTTGGAATACACGATTTCTTAATGGGCCGCGCAATGCAGTACCACTAATGCCGCGACTGCTAGAACCAGAACCTAATTTCCAATCATAAGGAAGTCTACCATCTGGACTACCCTGTATTCTTTGTGCTATTTCTTGAGCAAGAGATTCATAATCTTGGCGTTCAAAATCCATGCCTTTCTTAAACTCAGCTTTATCAATAATCGCTTGAAGATTATCTTTTTCTTTTCCTGTTGCTGTAGCAATTTTTTCAGAAGCGGCTTTAGCATCTTCAAATAGTTTTACGTCTTTTTCTGCAAGCCAGTTAGACACTTTACTAACAAACTGAGGAAAGTTAGCTGAAATTTTATTTTTATTCCATACGCGATTTAGATAATTGTTAGCTGTTTTAACATCTACATCTTCAGGAAGTAATTTTAAAGCTACCATTTCATCTTTAAGGGGAGTGTATAATTCCTTATTCCAGTAATTAGCAGAAGCCTTAACTTGAGGAATGTCACTATCGCCTTTTCTAATTGCAGTAGATACAGCTTCATTAAACTGCTTTCGATTCATCTTTCCACCAGCACTTTTATACTCTGCAAAAAGATTAGAATTGTTTTGCAATGATGTGCCTAGCTTTCCTGAATGAGCTTTAGCTAAAGACTCAGCCGCTTGAAGAACATTGCCATCCATTTTGATGGGGTTCTCAGCCATCATAGTAGCAATTAATCTAGTTGTTGGATTCTCACTTGTAATTGTGCGAGACAACGGATCAAAGCCTAATAGCTTTACTAGTTTTTTAGCTATTTTTCCCGAAACTTGAGTGTCACCAAGAGTTTGCTGTGCGCCAACACTGCCCGAACCTACAGGCCCAGTAACAGCGTCAATAGTAGGATTAATCCCTTCTGCAATTTTAGGCTCAACATTCATAACATTTTCGTATGCGTCGATCATTTTAGCATCAACACCATACGTAGCTAACTTAGCCGCTGTGCCTCCTAAAACGCCACCTAAGAGCATTCCAGCAGAAATGTTAGTGGCAGACTCTCCGTAAGTTCTAGTAAGCTGTTGCGTGTGTAAAGCCGCTTCTTGGATAGCTGTGTCAACACCAACAACCGAACCCATTACAGCCGCGCCCTTTAGAATGCCTTTTCCTGTTCTATAAGTATTTAGTGCAACGCCACCTATAGACAATAAAGAAATAGGGTCAGCAATCATTACAGGCAAGCCAACAATAAAAGAAGTAGCTCCACCTTGAGTCATTATTTCTCTGTCGGCTCTTTCTCTAGTCATTTGGCGACGTACAGCTTCTAACTCTTCATCATTATCCGCATACAGCGCATTGCTAACAAAAGCCTGATCTAGTCTTTCATCTTCGGTAAACATTCCATAAGGGTCGTAATCTGGGTTATCTTTTGTAGAATCAGGTAAGCCAACTTCTTTAGACCTAAATGCTCCAATAATATTTTCTTGTCGATAAAATGCGCCAGCAATTTCAGATACACTAGGGTCTTCTTCAACTACTTTTTGTGGCGAAAAAGATAATTTAGGCGCAACAATTTGAGCTTGTGGGGGAGCAACAAATCCCATTACTTTGCGTCCTTATTAGAAGATTTTAGCTTTTCAATATAATTATCACTTGCTTGAGTAAGAGCCGGACTTATACCTCCAAATCTTTTTCCAATTACCGGCCCAGTTTTAGGCGTTAATATGTCCATAGTTTTGCTAGTTCCACTTACAATAGCTTCAGGCAATTCATCTAAATAACTAATAGCTTTTCCTATTAGCGCAAAAGGATTGGTAGAATTCTGTAAGGTTTTTCGCATTTGTTCTCGCTTATCTAAATCAAGGCCGCTGTTTTCAAGCATTGCGTCTATATCAACAGAAGCTACAGAGCTAGAACCTTTAAGATCAGCTTTAGCTTGCGCTTTTATTTCTCTGGCTCTTTGTTCTTTAACAACAGGCATAATATCGGAAGGATCATATCGTGTTAAATCAACCCCATTTACATCAACTCCTGCAAAAGACTGTAAGCTTCCATCACTGCCTCTAAACATTACACGATAAGTAGGCTTTCCTACGGATGCTTGTCTAGCTGTAATGCCATCAGATACTAAATAAATAGCATCTTTATCAATAGTTATGTCTTCATCTTTAAATGCAGAATTTAAAACTTCATGTAAATCGTCTCTTATATAAGATGTATCGTTTTCTAATCCAATACCATAAAAGTCTTCAGGTCTGTTTCTCATAAACCCAAACTCACTTTGTTTCCAATTTGCTTGTATCTGCAACATTGCATTTTCTTTTGCTTGTTCAATAGTTTCAAACCCAGCAACCCAATTAGCTTCTACAAGTTTTCCATAATCAGAAACAATTTGATCTTTTTGAATTTGATTGACGCCAATTTCTTTGTTCCACAATCCTTGACCATAAGCCGCTACAATGTCAGGAGTGTAACTTTCCGCAAATACTTTCTTTCCTTCTTTAGATTTAATTTCTGCTGTTCTAGCTTCAATCCTAGCAGTATTAGCAGGGTCAGTATTTGCTTGTGCAATTTTAATTGCATCGGCAGGGTCTGCACTATACTGACTATGAAAATTAACTTGATTAGCAAAAGCAGATTCAGTTGCAGTAAAAGCATTTTGACCAATGCCAGCAATTTCTTGAATACGGCTCATAGTATCTGAAGCGGCTTGTATTTTAACAGGATCATCTGATCGCAAATCATTAGTTAATTCTTGTTTTAAAGCTTGAGGTATAAATGTAGTTCGAGCAACAAACTCTGCTTGAAGCGCGCCTCTTAACAATGGATCAGACGGCAATTTTTGCAGATAAACTTCTGCATAATAATTGTTAGCGTTGGCTTGAGTTATTGGAATAATAGGCTCATTTCCAATAGGCTCAACTTCATTAAGGGCATTTTCAACCCTTGCCATTCCTATGTCTTTTTTATTTTGCGTTATTTCTTTATCATATTCTTTTTTAACACCATTTAATCTTTGGCTAATTAAGCCTAGCATTTGATCTTTTTCTGTAGGGCTTATGCCTTCAATTTCAGAGGTTCTAAAATCTTCAAGAAATTTTGCGCCACTAATAAGTTTTTCTTCATTAGACAAATCTTCATTAAAAATAGCTCTATCAACATTGCCAATTTCAGTTTGAAGCATAATTGATCTTTCAACTTTGCGCTTTTCAGCCTCAAGGTTAGAAGCGTATTTAGGAGAAGCTTCAGCCAAAGCATCCATCTCTGCAAATAATATTTCTTTTTCTACACTAACAAGCTCTGCGTCACCATTGCGAGCCAAGTTTTCAATATCAATAACACCGACATCAACACCATTAGACAATGTATTAATGCTTTGATTTTGAGTAGATACTTCAAACGCTTTACTTATGTTTGCGGTAGCAGTAGCAATTCTTGGGGCAATCGCGGCTACAAGGTCTTGTCTTAGCTCTATAGGCGCAGAGTTAATAGTTGCATCAAAGTATGCTTTAGAAGCATTTTCATAGCCAACAGGATCATCTGCAAATTCTGTTGCAAGCTCTATTAAACGTACTTTTGAATCAGTGTTACGCTGAGAAAGCTGTGCATTAATTACTGTATTTTGGTAAACGTCAGCTCCATAACCTCGACGCTCTTCTATCTCTCCGTAAGATACTTTACCTTCTTCATCAACTATACGAGCCTCTTCAACAGCCTGTAACGCTTGCTCAGGAGCCTCACGCTCTGCTTTAGCAATACCAAACTGTTCAGCAACACCGCCTGCGTGCTCTGCTAATCCTGCTAGAGCTTGCATACGTCGCGCACCAGACTGATCTACACCAGTAGGTTGGAAATTGCCGTAGAAGCCAATGCGCTCTTGTCTAGGTTGTCTAGCCATTATTCTTACCTTTATTCTTTTAAGTAAATGTCTATTCTGGCATAGCCTGAGCAATGCCAACACCACCTTTAAGCAATGTAGAAGTCGCCTGTATGTTAGCCATAGCTCTAGCATTAGCACCCTGTCTGCGTAACTGAGCACGTTTTAGCTTGTCAGATAGATTAATCATACCTTCACTAGTGCCAATTTGCTTTGCGCTTTCAAGAGCAATACTTGCAGGAGTACCTTCACCAGTCATACCAGACATAGACGCACTAACCGCATTAGCCGCAAGAACCTTATTAAGTTCTTGTTTACGCTGTAGCTCTCTACCTTCAGCCGCAATCTTTTCTTCTTCGGCTTGGCGCTCAAATTCTTGCTGTTGGGCTTTGCCAGCCTGAACCTGTCCATAAGTACTTACTGCTGTGCTTACCGCCATTGCCGCCACTATCGCAAAACTCATCTAAATATCCTCTGGCTCTAATAAAGCCTTTTCTATCTCTTCTATATCAGTTAAATGTGTAGGGTGGTATGTAACCCAAACACAATCTGTTTCAGCGTATATAACACGCTTAGTCTGTGGAATTGTCTCTCCCATAAACGGAGCTTCAATATCCAAATTACCAAACTGGCTAGACACCTTACATCTGCCTTTTACTACTGTGTACAAGTGAGTAGTCTTATGTAACGCTCCTACTAAACAAACACCAGCAGGAATAAACAACTCTCTTGCATACAATCCTTCACTAAAATGATGCTTTACTTCTAGCTCTAGTGTATCGCCTTTTAGCATTAAAGTCTGTAGCTTTACTATGTCGTCTTGCGTTGTTACTTCATTCAAGAAGACTCTACCTCGTATTCAATAGCCTGTATGTGGAATGGCGTAGGTTCAGGTACAGTAATTATAGGCTGTACTTCAATATCCCAACCATTGCCACTGTTCTCACCTTGTATAACACCTGTCTGTTCAGGCAAGTTTTCGTTTAGTGGAGAGTCAGCCGTTCCTCCAAACTGTCTGATAGCAACAGGATTGTCATCAATGTACACGCCAGAACTCTTGTAAACTCTTAGGTTAATACGAGTAATCTTCTTTTGCCGCATCTGGTTTTGACCAGCAGGAGCCGCAGTATTTAAAGGCATGCTCTTAATCTTAGGTATAAAGTTATACCCTACCTCTACGTCAATAACACCAGTAGCAGGGTCTTGCTCAAGGATAAATGATTTCTCACCATCAGTTAAAACAATGTATCCTGAACCAGAACCTGTTTGTACTACACGTTTTGGTAATGGCGTTCCTCTTGCCACAACACTAACTGTTTCTCCGTTTAAATGATTTGTAGCTAAAAATAAATTATTACCTATTATGCTTGTTGAGCTTTCTAGCCTAACAGAAGAATCCATTAAGTAATCAAAATCCCACTTTTCTACTGTATAGGTAGTAGTAGTATCAGTAGTTCTTTTGTTGACCAAAAACAAATCATTATTAACAACAGACACCGATACAGTTTTAAGAGGGTATACAGTGCTAGTGTCTCCATTAATCCATTTAGTAAAGCCATTAATGTCTTGTGATCTAAGCGTATTAAGAATTGCTGACGTACCATCTTGATTTACAATAAATACCCAGTTAGCATCTTCTGATAATGACCCTGTTAAAATACCTAAATCTGCTGGGTTATCTATAAGTTGTGAAGACAATACAGATATGTCCGTACTGTTATAAGCATCTTCATTAAAGTTGTACAAATATGATCGTAATGTCCTACCATTTTGGTCAACAAATAATGTAGCGCCATCTACTGATTTAACTTCTAAAGTAGCCGCGCCATGCTGTGTCTGCGCTTGAATAGAAATGTCAGCAGGAGTAGAGCCATTGACTACAAACTCCGCACCAGCAGTAAATACTTGCAAGCCGCGATCAGGATTAATATCAATAATTTCTGTAAGCTGTCTTGACGATATGGTTGTAAATATACCCTCGTCAGCATCGCCCTCTTCAGTATAAAAATCAAAAAACGAACTAGACCTAGAAGCAAACAAACTTTGTAGTTTAGACTTTGTACCACCAAACCATAACCGCCCTTCATGGAACGCGGCAGTCTTAGGGAATCCTCTAGTCGTAGACCATACGTCTTCTTTACGAGGTGATCCTTGTTGATTTAAAACAAAAGCTACTGTATTTGCAGTGCCACCACTATCTGAAGTTGCAAACCCTGACCACAACTCAAAAGATTTTGTTGATTCGCCAGAAACAGTAATAACAAATACAGCAGGGCCGCCTGTAACAGCAATACCTGTATCACCAAATATAGGCATTTCTTGAAGGTTACGTTGTATGTTAGCCGCTGAAGATGCAGAACTTCCAGTTAAAGTAATGTTTTTACTTAACACACCTTCTACATCAATTTGAAATCTATCGCCTACAGAAAAATGGCCTAGTGTAAGTGTGGTTATGTAATTGGTAGGTGTAGGGCTTTGTGAATCATTATAGTCATATTGAGGAACATTAAGAAAAGGAATGTCATCAATAGCAAACACATTACCACTTGTGTTTATAATTCTTTTAGACGCATGATCTTCATGAAACATTAACATGACGTTTTCAGTCTGCACATCGCGTACTGCGGCTACCTCAGAAGATTTAAAAGGCAACGGTAAATAAGCTACAGGAACAAAGTTAAATGTTTGGTCTGTTACTCTGTAGATAGACATATTGCCATAAGAAGGTGTAGTCTCATCACCTCCAGTTACAACGCATAAATAGTGTCTGTTTGTCTCAATACTAAAATCAAATGTCTTAACATCTGAAGCAGTAGCTGTTGGGTACAAGATATTGAATTCACTTAACTGAATCTTTAAAGTACCTAAATCACCAGTATCACCAACGCGAACAATTCTAAAATATTTGTAATCAAAATTATCTGATAATCTAATGCGAACTGACTGTTCTTCTGCGGTAACAGTCATGCTTAAAGCAGTAAACCAAGAAACATTATCTACAGACGCTTGTATTTTAAATACGCCAGAACCAGTACCACTTAATTGAATGTTCTTAACATCGACAAATTTACCTAGATTAACTGTTCCAGCAATATTGTAAAACGCAACTACATAATCAGCGTTAGCGCCAGTACCTAATACTCCAATATTAGTTGTTGTAAGTCCTACAGTAGCAGGATTAAAGTCATTAATATTAGCCGCAGTACCACCTTCTGGCATGGTTCCAGTAAATGTTGTAAAAGCAGAATATACAAGATTAGAAGTGCTAACTGTTTTGACAAGAGTGCCACTAGCAGTAGGATCATTAGTTCCAACTGTTCTTTCTGCGTAAACAGTATATGGCAGACCTGATCCGGTATAAGAAATAATTGTGAACGTAGAAGAATTATTTGTATATGTGCTACCAACAAGAGGCAATCCAGCAGTAATATTAAAACTAAATAATTGCCCTACTCCAGCAGATATAAAAGGCTTAATAATTTTTTCTGCTACGTCTACATGCTGAGTCCCTGCTCTACGCTTTAAACCGCCTTGTGGGACGATTAAGACGTTCTCGGCAGTCTCCATACCCTGATAGTATTGATCTAGGTCTACACGACCTTTAAGTAGGGGCGATAGCTCTCCACTTACAAACGAGCTTTGCATGAACTTAGACTTTGGCATAACTAGCGCCTTACGTTAATAAAGGGACGATCAGTTATAGGCACTATAGGATATTGCTGGGAATCTGTAAATCTTGCCATGCGAGAAGCATTAAGATACTGCCTAGCATTGTTTTCCATAGAAGCCGCGCTGTCACGAATAGAAGGTGCAAAGTCCATAGCAAGTGCGTACTCAATCATCTTAGAGAAGTAAACAGGCCATGTGGATTCTGGAGCATTATAAATGTAATCAGCAAATATCGCAGAGCTTGCATTGCAATACAGCTTGTCACCGTATAGTCCGTATGGGACTTGAGGATTAATTGTAATGAGGAATAATAGATCAGCAGGAAGTTGGTAAATGGATTGCCATTCAGTGCCTACTGGTGTTTCAACTGTTAGGTCTAGCTGTGCTTTTTTCCTAGCAAACCCCCAACGAAACTTGGTTAGCTCATTCTGTACAATGTTGTCATACAGATTGTTAGCTACAGTTTGTGCGCGAGAATTGCCCTCTAAAGAAGTGATAGGCAAATCGCCAATTAAAATTAATGCATTAGAGATTAATTGGATTTTACTAGCCATAACATTACCTTGCTTAGTTTATTTTTTGCCTGTTCTTTTCTTTTCGTTAGCTAGTGCTTCTTTGGACTTGCGCGTTCTTTCTTTATCTAAAAACTTCCCAAGCGATTCTTGGGTTCTATATTTTGTTACTAATTGGTCATAATTTTGAGCTTTGTTTTTTCGCGCTTCTGAAATCATTCTTACGGTTACGCGGCCTGCCGCCTTTTGAGATTTTTCTAAAGCTACACTTCTTTTATTTCTTTCAGCCGCTTTTAATTTTACGCGAAGTTGTTCTTTTTGTTGCTGTTTTTTATCTGCCATATAAACCTCAGAAAGAAAGGGGGGCGAACCCCCCAGACGTTGTGCTTTGTTACTTTACGCTGTAATTGTAGTACCACCAGCCGCAGTAATGCTTGTAGCGGTTTGGGTCTTAATGTAAGTAATGGTTACTACTGGAGCAGTTGCGGTGGTAGTATCTTTACAGATAATCATATCACCAATATTAAACTCACTGATAGCGGCAAGAAAATAATCCGCGTTATCAACAACAGTTTTAGCGTCAGTAGAAGTATACTGCCAAGTGCTACCACCATCTCCTGAACCGCCAATGCGGCATAAACCTGATCTTGCAAAAGCCATGATGATTCTCCTTATACGTTGTCTTTGTATTTAACTTTAACCAGACCACCGTTGTCACGAACAACAGAACCTGCTTTAAGCATACCGTTACATAGATATGAAGTTCGCTCAGGAACATAATCTACAGAAGTCTTCATGTCAATACCAATAGCAAGGCCAACAGCATCGCGCTGGAAGAACCAAGAGTCAATAGTATTAGCGGCTGAAACCTTCAATCCACCTTCTGTACGATTACCCAGAATGATAAACTGAAATCCAGCTAGACTGTTAATGTCACCAGAAACAAGAGCTTTAATTGTCTGATAGTCAGAAGATGTAGCCAACTCGTCATTCAAAAGGCCACGAAGACCATCAGCATTTACAACAGCATAAAGGTTTTGGTTCTGTACATTTTGTCCACGCAAAGCAACTTGTGCGGCAATAACTTTAGCCATAGTAAGGCCAGTAGTTCCAGCGGCAATATCAGTAGCATCTGGAGTAGACGCGTCCATTGCATCAATAACAAGCTGGTCACAACGACGACCAATAGCGGCCGCGATAGTGCTTGCAAGCTCTTGCTTCTCGTCGAAGTTTACGTCTGCTTGGTCAAAGATATCGGTGTACTCTGGAGCATTCCAGTTGCTAAGAGAAGCAGTTTTAAATTCGTGCGCTACGTTCATAGGAGTAACCAAATCAGAAGTAGACTTCTGGTTAGCTAGGCCTTTGCCCATACGACGGAATTTGTAAGTGTCACCAACTACGTTGTTACGGATAGTAACAGCAGGCTTTAATAGCCCAACGCCTTGATAGGCATGTTTTACCATTGAGTCAAATTCTGTGACTGCAACAGATGAGAGAGTCTTACTCATAAGAAGTTCCTCGAAAAAGAGTAATTAAAAAAAGTTTTTCAAGGTTTAAGCTGAGTACCCAGTAAATTGGTCAGCATTCAACCTAAATTTACTGGGCCTTTGGGAAAAGGGTATCCAGTGTACGGATTATACACCTTTTACCCTATATAAATCAAATGACTACTGGTTACCGCCCCATGCTTCCATCATTCTTTGTATTTTTTGCTCGTGATTTATGTTGGTACTTCTAAGCAGATTACCATTATCATCCTGCTTAAACATCTCTACTTCAATGGCCTCCCAAGATAAACCTTCAGGATTGTGACCACCTTCACTTGGTAGCTTAGTCGGTGCAGTAGCTCTAACTAGTAACTCAACAAGCTCAATAGTATCGGCATTAGTAACTAATCCTCTAGCTTGCTCGTAAGTATCTGCATCAAGATTGTTCTTCATAAAACTTTCAACAGTCTTAATTCTTTCTTGAGCATTGTCACCTAGCTTGCTTAACTCGACTTCTTGATTGTACTCTTCTGCTACTTCGCCTTGTGTTGATAATAGTTCCCACGCTTCTTGGAAAGCATCACCGTTCATATTAGTCTTAGTAGCAAACGCTTCTAGCTCTTGATATAAAGCATCGTCTGCTTCAACACCTTCAGGGGGTGTATATCCATCTTTAGGTGCGCCTTTAAATCCACCAAACCTTTTGGATAACTCAGCATATCCTTTAGCTTGTTCAGCAACAGATTTATACTTTTCAGTGTTTAACCACTCNGGTGCGTCACCTGTGCCTTTAATGCCATCAGCAAGGAAGTATTCTCCAGCTTCTAAAGTTGGTTGTGCTTGATCTAGCAGGGTATCGCTTTTTGGTACTTCTGGTGCGGCCTGTTCATCTAACATAATCTAGTCCTATAATATTTCAGCTTGTTTCATTTGGTTAATTAAAAACTTAATTACTCCAGCCTCCCCATTATGGTACGCGGCCTCATAATCAATGTTTTCTGATCCAAAAGAAGTGTCATTATCGTAGACAAATCTTCTAGTCAGGTCAGACAAGATACGCTGACCGTCATCAGTTGTAAAGACCCTATGGTAAGATTTAGCCAAGTCAGACGCATTTTGCTTGCGTATGTCAGCCTGTTTCTTAGCCACGGCAGGGTCAGCAGATTGGTTAATTTCTGACCAACTCATTGAGCTTGCATCGGAGCTTGTGAAGGTTTAATGCCTTGTTGTGCCGCTTCAGCACCAGACTGAATGATTTGGGCTTTCTCTGTATCAGAACGGACTAACTCGGCTGGCATACCTGTCTTAGCGGCTACCCATGTACCAAAGTCTTCTAGCTTAAAACCAATCTTAGCCTGATCTGGGCCAGCATTTTGCAATACAAACTGAACGGCTTGTTGTACGTTAATAATGTCTTCGCCATCCTGCGCTTTTGCCAAAGGTGATAAGAATTTAATCTCAATGTCACGACCATCTAACTGAATAGGCTGTAGTAATCCACGACGAGTCAAGATATAAACAACACGCTTGAGGATAGGGACTAATACTTCTGTCTGTAGTCGCCCAAAGGCAGAACCTATACGCTTGGCTAGTTCTCTTGAGTCAATAGCGATCTCAGTAGCAGAGCGAACAGGGCCAGTAGGGTCACGCAGATCGTTAAACAAAGCACGCTTGATAGAATTCTGTAGCTCATTCATCTCAAATTGCGCTAATGAAAGGTTAGTACCAGTATCTAAACGCTGTATAGACGGATTAGACGAGTTATTAGAACCAACTGGAATAACAACTCCGGGGCTTATAACTATATTGTAGGGATTAGTCACACCATCATCGGTTGCAGTGTACATACCAGACAAGTCGATAGCGGCTTTCTGCAATACAAACTCTTTAACTTTGTTTAGTGATCGAACATCAGGCAATGCTTGGACAGCAGGGCCACGACCACGAATCTCACCAGCTACTTTAGAGTAACGACCAGTTACCCAAGGGCTAGATTTACCAAAGTCTTGCGTCCAGCTAATTCTATCTTCGCTAGTTACCCATACACAACCGTAGTAAGTCTTAGACTTAGGCATGTACACAACACCTTCACTGACTTCTACTTCAGCGTCAGGTTGGTTTTCTATCTTGCTCTTAATGCTTTCAGAGGGCTTAAAGCCTTTCCACATTCGCTTTAGGTTACGAGCTTTAACGGTGAATCTACGCCAATGAGTTTCAATAGAACCATGCGGCCCTTCCTCAAATGCAATACCTTTCTGCGGAATAGCATTAAAGATGATCGGCATATCATCGCTTTCATCTTCATCAATTCTTAACGTACCTGTACCAACCAAAAGGTCTAGGGCATGTTCAAAAAACTGTGTGCCAAAGTTAGAACGGTTAATGTAATCAAAAACAATGCTTGCTTGTTGTTCTAGGTTAGCTCTAATCTCTTCTTCTGATACATCGTAATCACCAGACTCTAGCATATTAAGAACACTTACAGACGGTGCAAAGGTAGCCCAGTTACCCCAGATAGGAGCAATGTTCTCTTGTAGCTTGCTTGCGCCTTGTTGGATAGCTTCGATAGCAGTAGAGTCAAATATTCTGTCCATCTTTTTCTGACCAGTAGCAAAGTCATCAAATAGATTTCTGTTAGGAAGGAAGTACTCATAGCAGTCATCAAGAAGATCATGCCATAAAGCCATCTTCTGAAATGCTTGCTGTTCTCTTGTTTTTAAATCTTGTAACGATCCTAGCTCTTTTGGCAGTTTCATGTTGTAGCCTATCTTGTTTTAAAGGTAGATGGTGCAGGGCTATTAGGAGAAGACGTTCCACTGTAACCGCCACCGCCACTAGCTGAACCTCCACGGCTACCTCCTGCTCCTCCGTAACTGCCACCAACCATGCTTCTTCTACTCATACCAACAGATGCCTTACCAGCTTTAGCAAGTAGTGAGCTAGAGCCTCTTTTACCTCTAGCCGCGGCCTTTAATCTCTTTTCCATCTCTTCGGTTTCTTCATCAATCATACGAGACTGACGAGCTACACCAGCNANNTCTTGTGCTGTTGGTTCGGGGGCTTTAGGCGCTTTCATAATTTCCTCAAATGTTTTAATAATTGATATGGAGTTAAGATAAAAGGATTGTTGATTCCTAATATCTGCTTAGTATGGCCTACGCATGTATTCAACATAAATAATGACCGATTACATTCTTTAGGTATATAGCTTTTTATTACAAATATGTCGTCGATTATACTCTTTTCGTCTTTAATCGTAAACAAATCGAACCCTTTTGTGTTTTTTCCGTACACAATGAAGTCTTTTCCTGTAGGTTTTAGAATAAAACAGTGCCTAATTCCTTTTTTTAAGAAAAAAGACCACCATCTATTACCATCATTCTCAAAGACAATATAAACTTTAGTAGGTATTCTAGAAGACATTAACTTTTATCTTTGCAGTGTGAGTCTTATCAAACCCACCAGCGCGAGCTAATGCAGAACGACCCTCTCCTTCTCCCTGTAAAGCGTACTCAAGTGCTTCTACTGGGTGAGAGTATTCATTCTTATCTGGTTCATCAGTGTATCTCTCTCCTGTAGTCTGTACACGACGGTAACAGAAGCCACCCTGTAGACCTTTTCTAATCATAGAGGCTTTAGGCAGGACAATAAATCTAGGCTTACCGTCCATACACATTTCTTTCATAGGGACTTCTAGCGCGGCCCTACGCTTCATAGGATCGTTAGACACTGTAGGTTGACAAGGAATGCCAGCGGCTCGCATAATCTGGAACGGAGTCTCAGAGTTAGATTGATTCTTGTTGTTACCAGAGGGATCACCCCATCCTTTAAACGTGTGGTTAGGGTACATCTCTTCAATGTATCGTTTAAGACTAGGAGCAAAGTCTACAGCACCAGAGTCCGTCAGTACAACCTCGTCAAAGCATACCCAACGTCCAATCGAAGTACGTTGTAAGAAGGCACACGCAGGGGTACGTCCAAAGTCAAAGCCCAAAACAATAGGAGTATCTTTATCAGGCTTAAATTCCAAGTGTTGACAGTGGACAGAATCGGTATACATAGGGTGAACAGGTTTACCGTTAGACACAAAGCCGTATTCATTGGCTAAGTTTACTTTAATCCAATCATCAGTCTTTCCTTGTAAGCCCCTACGGTAATAACCTTCAGGTAGATTAAAAAGATTCTCTGCTTTCTCGTTGACTAACCAGTTCTCACCATCTTTAATCACACCACCAGCTTGACGATAGAATGCCCAGTCTTCAGGACGCTCTATCTCTGCTAGTTTAAAGTACCAATGGTCTTCATCAGGAGCGTTACTATCTCCTATCATTCCATGGTGTGTAGGACGCGCACCTTCCTTGTTAGAGGGATAACGACCATGACGTAGATCAAGCATATCAAGGACAGCTTTAGAATGTTCTTTAGTCTCGTTTAACCATACCCATGTAGTCTGGATACCCCTAGCTTTCTTAACGTGTTCAGGACGGTCAAAGGCAATGAATACAATGTCACACTCTACCCTAGTGCCATCTTCTAGCTTAAAGCGGATAAAGTGGGTAGGAGGCTCTTTGTTACCTTGCTTGAAGTCACCTAATTCTCCATGTATCTCTAGCCAATCCTTAATCGTCGTAGAGAACAGTTCGGAATAAGTATTACGTGCCGCGATGATACGAGATAAGCGTACACCATAGTTCTTATGTTGCTTGTCCTTAACAGGCTCTTGCTCACACATTAGGTCAAATAATTTTAGAATACACTGAACAGTCTTACCGGAACCTAGAGGCCCCATGATGAAAGAGTTTCTTTCTCGACAATCGTTAAAATCCTGTAGAACTTGGCCTTGAGCCATTAAGTTATATTCGATCTTCATTTAATTACCTGACTTAATGTAACTCTTACCAGTGTACGACCAATCAATAGCATCGTAATTAGACTTGTATACTGTTCTACTTTCTACTGTAGACTTTCTAGCATGACTACCCTTACCACCATTAGACTCAGGAAAATGTCTATCACGAGTCGCTTTGTCTAACTTATGAATCAAATTCTTACCATTCTTACCATTTGCCACAAATACAATCCTCTTCTAAGCAGGAACACTCTACAGACATCTTTTCGTTAACAAGATATAAGACCTCATTCATCGAATAAGAATCCTTATCAATTAAGGCTAAACAAAAGGCTTCTATTAATTCGTAATCCGAATCACTGACAACTTCATCTGTATTTAAACTAATCATTCCCCATCTTCTCCTAACCAATCTCTCATTACAAGTGTTTTTGCCAATTCTAAGTAAAACACCTCCTGTTCGCTTGTAAGGGTACTTCCTATCTCTACCCCTACATCGGCTACCGAAATAAGAATAAAGTCCTTAGAACGGCTTATATGAGCTTCTACGGCATCTCTCAGTGTGTCTTTAGGGTTGGGTAACTGTAAAATCATAATTTTTTTTCGCGGGGGACATATATACATACATAACACGCGCTCTCGGAGGGGGGGGTACCTATTCAGCTACATCATTAGCCGATCCGTCGTATTTCTTACGCTGTATGCTCACCGTTAGGCCTGAGTCACCTGTCGTTACTTCTGTGGCCTTTAGCTTAGGTGTAACGAACTCTGCGATCTTACCCCATGCGTGGATGGATTCCTTCTGATTGGTGACGCTAGGCTCCTCTAGTGCCAGTTGATCCAGTGTTGCGGCTTGCTCTGCCATCTTCATTACTGGGTCGAAGTCTTTGCCGTACATATCCTTAAGACGATTCAGTAAAAATGCCTTGTTTTTGCCTAATGCTCCCTTCGGACGTGCCATATCGTGTAATCCTCTAGTTTTTTAATCC